CTTAATACTTTATCGTAAACTAATATTGCTGCTACTTTAGCACCTGCTTGATTACCAGTTTCTTGTGCTCCAAATACACCTGGACCATCATATCTTAATGGGAAATCATTTCCACCTAATGCTGAAGCTGCACCATTTAAGTATATATTTACATCATTACCTGCCCCACCATCATTCATAGTCATTGTTATACAGTTATATTGTGTAGAGTAAGATGGGAAATCAGTTGAAACATCAATACCTAAAGTTCTAAATGTAGTATCGTAAGTACCTAAAGTATTAGTACCATTATTAACAATTAAGAAATCAGAAGCACTTGTACCATTAATATCTCTAATAAATGTTCTGAAATTACCTGTATCGGCTTTAACAGCCATAAACATCATTACTGTGTATGTATCACCTTGTGATGTTAGCGGAGTTAATGTTCCACCTGGTGCATATTTGATAAAATCAGTTCCTGTAGTACAATCAATAGCATTTGGTGTTCCTGAAATATATGTTGGGGAAGCTGCTAATGTTAAGTCTCTACCATTGCCTGATAAATCAAACCATGTTGAACCTGAACCTGGGTAAGATGTTAAATTATTTGCATTGTAGTAACCACGTAATTGATCAGTTACTATTGCTGCAACACTACCACTATTGAGCATAAGATATAAAACACCTGTTGAATCTACCCAAATTTGTCCATTTTGAACACCTGCTGTAGCTGCAGCTGTTGCATTATCATATACTCTACTTGAAGATAAGAATGTTGAGAACATATCTCCTTCAAATGTAGTTGAACCTGTTATAGATAATGAACCAGTAATTTCAGCATCTCCTGTGTATGGGAAAGGATCACCTGCTACTGCAGTTCCTCCTCCTCCACCACCAAGTGAATGAACATTAGCAATTACTGAAGGAGTAGCTGGTTCACCATTAGTAGCTCCTGAACCTGTATAGAATAATCCTAATTCTGTTGATGAGCCATCCCAATACAATTCAATGTAATCACCAGAACCTGTAGCGGTACCAATGAAATTAGCTGTCATTAATTGAAAAGATGGTTCCGAAGCTGATTTACGTGCTGGTAAAGTAACTCTTGTATTTGAATTAGGATAATCATTACCATTATATTTAACCCAGAAGTTAGCATCTTGAACAGCATTACTATAGTTTGCTACTTGTGCTACGTATTGGAATTCATAAGTACCTGGATTATCAAATATAATTTTACTACCTGTAGTATATACACTTGATGATTCGTATGTTTGTCCTAATTGTACTGATTGTGAGACACCTACAGCACCTAATGTTTGTTGAGAATTATTAAAGAATGAACCATAAGATGCTTCTCCAGCTCCAGTACCATCAGAACTATTAATTACTCTCCATTCAATTTCAGTATCTCTAGCTTCACCTCCTACTTGGTAAAATTCAGATGCTCTTAGTTCTACCCATGCATAAGGTGAATTTAATGTATAGCTAGTTCGACCATCAATTGTTCCTCCACCTACTACAGTAATATCAACAGCTTTATCACTTGCAATAGAACTACCACATTTAATTAAAATAGTTCTACCGTATTGATCTTGTGAGGCAATACCTGGTAAATCAATTGTATGAGTTCCTGTAGCTGATCCTGACCAGTTTACTTCGTAAGCATATTTGTATAAACCATCTCCTGAGTAAGCATAAGTAATTCCACCTGCTGAAGCAGATATTTGGAAACCATCTCTGTTAGTATATAAATCACCATCTAAATAAGTACCATTTAATACGTTAGTATTGAAACGGTATCTATCTAAATCTAATGTACCACCACCTGTTGCTTCATTGTCTTTACCAATTACAACGTGGTAATTACCTCCTAAAATATCAACATTCTCACCACCAATAACAGTAACAGGGTTTGTTGAACCTGATAATGACATATTTTCACCATTGATGATAGCTGATTTATTACTACCTACAATTGAGTTTCCTATACCACCTAAAATATTGGTGAATGAACCATCCGATAAACTAGAGGAATAAGAGTTAAATATACCTAAGTTTTCTGAAGCAGATGCTGAAATAATTTGGTTTCCTGAACCACCTAAAATTTGTACGTTAGTAGCATTCTCAAATACAGTATTATTTCTACCAGATACGTTAGCTAAGTTTACTTCAGAGTAAACATTGTTATCGTTACCTACAACAGATGAGTTTCTAACTGAGTTATATACTTGGTTATAATCTCCTGAAATTAATACTTTATCAACACTCTCATCTACTGTGTTGTTTCCCTGTATAGTATTGTTTGTAACGTTGAGAGGAATGTTTCTTGGCGGTTCCCATACTGTTTCTTGACCTTTGTCATAAGCCAAGTATCCATCTAATAAAGCAGCATTTACAATATTAACACCTTTAACCTCAGTACCATCATCGTAATTTGAATAAGTAACAAATCCATTAACAGTAGGGTCTCCAGAAATAACATCGTATACTTTATCACCAGAATATCTGTCAATAATTCTTCTTCTAGGGTATCTATTTTTACGAGGTGCTGTTTTTAATAATTTTACCTCAACACTACTTTTATCAAGTAATGATGCACCACTAATTTTATCAATTCTGTAATAGTTACCGTCTATAAAAATCTTACTGTTAAGTCTTAATGTAGGCAACTCGCTTGGGTCAATAATAACGTTACACGTTAATAGACGTGCATCTACGTCATATAATTCATTTACATAGAATGACCAATAATCATAGAATGCAGAATGTAAAGTATATCCGTTTCCTTGGTTTTGGTGGTAAGGCCAAAAACCTGGATTAGTTAAATTACCAAAGTGTAAATCTTTAGTTGTTTCAAAAACCGCTGGATAAGCTGATAAGTGAGAGAAATGACTGTATTGTGAAATTCTATGAATAGTACCTGCTTCATCCCTCATAAAATAATTACCAGGGTAATCTTGTCCTGCTGTTGTATCTCTACCTTTTAATTCAATAGCGTTATCGTACAATCCTAAGTTATACAATAAACGTGGTTTAAATTTAAGTGGTGAATTTGCTTGGTTTTGTTCCTTTTTATTTAATTTAGGAAGTACCATTGTAGGTGCACCCGCAAGTCCTTTATATGGTGTTGGAGAAAAGAATGTACCAATTTTCTTCTCACCTTTAGCTAAATCACTTGATGAATCATAAATGTACTCACCATAAGTGTAACCAAAATTATCAACGTGATATTGGTTAACAGGGTCTTTATCTAGTACATCTGAAAACTTAAGTGTTTTAGGTTGTGTTTGTAGTGGGTGTTCAATTTTGAACTTTATATTACGGTCTATCTTGCTAGTCCAATCAAGGGTACTACCTTGGTCGATCCAATCGTTAAACGTTTCTATAGACAGTAAATTACGCGAACCAGGCACAGGTTCTACTATTAGGTTGAATTTCTGGATTAGTCCTTTAAAAATATCTACTACCTTAGTTTCAGGAGCAAAAATATTATTCATTTGAACCGTACCACCTACTAATGTAGATGGACCAATACCTTCAAATCTAGAGTTTTGACCTACGTATAAAAGGTTAGTTGTACCTTCAACATCATAAGTCAATTTTACCTCAACAGTATCACCTGCTTCTAGGTTAATACCAATAGGTCCTAATGTTTTAGTTCTTAATTGTTGTGGGTCTTGATTTCGTAAGTTAAGGAATGTTTGTGCTCCTGGAAGGAACCCACCATTAACTGTAAATTCAAGTTCTAATTGTCTTTGAGAACCAGTAACTACACCACCTGTATGGTTTTCATAGAACGTTAATAAATGGTAGAACGTATAGTTACCATCTTCTGTTGCTGTAAACGTTTCTACACCATCGTAGTTACCAGCATTATCAAATTGTTCCCTAGTAAATTGTACATTATCAGGAGTAATTGATGAAATAGTTTGTGATGGTGAAGGTGCAGCTGCTAATGCTTGGAATGATTGTGTAACAGGGTTTGTAAATGAAACACCTGATTTATCATCCTGAGTAGATAAAATAAATAAATTCTGGAAATCTGCACTATCAATAAATGATGAGGTATAGTTAAATCCTACTGCCTCAAACATTTTTTCTAATACAACAGCTGCTTTAATAGCAGGTTTAAAATCTGTAATTCCTATTGGTGATGATGAGTTATCAAATTTACCTACATCACCCCCTGCAGCTAATTCAGTTGCAAGTGCGTTATCAGGGTCAACACCATAATCAACTAATGGGTAAACTACTTTACCACTAAATAAGTTATTACTCCAAGAACCAGTAATGTTACCATAGTTATAAGCATGGTCGTAATCACTAAAATCTAAATCTTGGATTTGTAGATTTTTAATAGCAATAGAGAAATCAACTGTTCCATTTACTACTACTACCTCATATAATGAATCACCTTTTGAATTTGTGATTACATTATTAACATACATTTTACCAGTAAAAATCTCAATACCATCATTTAATACTTGACAAGGTATTGTATTAATAAATCCTACGTTATTTGTAGCATTTAGTTCATCTAAGTAACCTAAGAAATCTTGGTTATTTTTAGTTGCTGGTAAAGTAAATGCTTGAGATGATACACCAAATACTTCTCCAATGTCACCTACCTCAATGGCAGACATATCGACTTTAATGTCGACGGTCTCTAATACATCTAAGTCAGCGACAGTCCCTAATTGGTTTGTACATCTTAATACTATCATTATCTTCTAGCTATTAAATCGTTTGCGTATTGGTATTCAACTGTGTATTTGAACAATTTTTGTCCTACAACATTTTTCTTTTGTGCTACTGTAGAATTAGTAATTACAACTGGTAAGAATTCAGTACTATCTTGTATATACACATTTGCTGAATAGAATAATTCACGTAAGTTATCTGCATCAGTTTGAGTTAACCAATCAGATTCTGCCGTATGTTTTTCTGTTAATTTATTGTAGTATTGAGTTTCACCTCGTCTTTGTTTACTATAATTAACATTAGAGGCAGCGTAATTAAGGAATGATTGTTTGAATGAACTTCTTTCAACATCGGTATTTGCTGTTTTTACTAAAGTAAAGTTATAGTAATCCCAAACACCGTAAGTGTTTTTCCAAGCAAATCTAGTACCCTCATAATCACAATTTTCTTCAATATTCATTCTAATAGAAGCCCAACGTACATTACCTAATGATCCACCAGGATTTTGATCAAAGAAATCAAGAATGTAATATGAAGTATTATTATCTAAATAGTTACCATCGTCAAAGAAATTCTGTGGTCCTGCTGGGAAGTGAATTATTTTAGTATTTGCTGATTGTGATGTATAAGCATCAGCCCATAATTGTGAAGGTGATGTTCTAGGTCCACCATTACCTGAAGCATAATCAGCATTGTACCAATACATTGTGTTTAGTAATGTATCTGTTGTATCGTATTCTGTAACTCTCATGATGTAAACATCTTGAGCAGACGTAGCAGAATCAGCACCACCTGTCATATTACCATTTAATAAAGAAATAGTATGGTAATCAGTTGATCTTACAGTATTGGAAGTAAAATCAGTTAATGCGTTATCAAAGGATGCTGTACTCTTAATAGCAGCAGGGTTAACATAATCTAATTTAGAACCACTATCCCAGTTCCAAGCAACTAAATCATTAGGATTAGAAACACCATCTAAATTATAGTAATAAGCTGAACCTGTTTTAGCAGGACTACCTGCAGGTCCATTTCCTGTATATAATGTTACAGATGAAGATACTGATGTACCGTATTCTTCACCAAAATAAATTTTAAATTGCCCAGCACAATTAGTTTGTGTTTGTGTAACTGGAGTTTTCCATACCTCATCTGTATCAGTTAACTCAGTAGTAATAATTCTACTAATATCAAAAATACCAAATCCATTTGGGTTAGGCTGTTGTTTAATTCTTTGAATTAAGTTGTTAGAGTTATCCTTAATGTCAACCACATACTGGAATTGTGATTGACTGTTTTGGTTACTACCTACTCTATATACTAAATATCCATTAGCTAAGTTAGGTGATGTGGGTTCTTTATAAATGGTAATTGCCATTACTTATTTAATATTTTTTCTAAGTCTACTTCTATATCATTTGCTGTTGCTTGAGCGTATTCTGCAGCAAATTGATTTACTAATTTATTTACTGCTGGAGCTACAAATGGTTTTGGTTTGTATCCTTTTTTGTTAATACTTTTATATATTGCATAAGATAATTGTTCAACAGTTACTCCTGGTTTAGGACGAATACCTTTTGCTTTTATCCATTGTATAATTTTGGGTTGCCAAGATTGTGAACTTGCACGTTTAGCTCCACCACGACCTTCTTCAACAATAAACCCGTAATCCTCCATTTCAATAGCTAATGCTGTTCCTGTTGGAGTATTTTGAGGTACGTATTTGATTGATTGTGCTAACTGACCTGTTGCATTTGTGTTATTCATAAATAACTCATCAATCGTTAACTCACGTAAACGATCAGCTATACTCTCTAACGCTTTATCTCTATTGTTAGTTTCCATCTGGATAATTGCAGTAATCGTAAACTGCTGGTTCTGTATAATTTATAGTTGCAACCCATCCGTAAACACGGTCTTGGAATGCTTCATTTACAGGATTTAATTGTGTCATTTCAAAATCCATAGTTTGTTGATTTGGTCCTACACGAATATAGGCACCAATATCGTACAAGTATAGTTCTGTATTTGACATTACCTGTAAAGCATTCTCGTTGCTTACTTTAGGTTGGTCTAAACTGTATAATTCAAATGTTAATGTTCTAACGTTATTAATAAAACCTACTGAGGTAATAGGACGTAAGAACACAAACGGATATCTAATATTTTGAGAGTTAGAATCTAAATAAGACAAAGGACCACTAGCAAATGATTTAATTGCCAAGTGGTTATTAGCTGCTGTCTCAAATATTTCTACTACTTCTTTATAGCTTCGCATTTTCTCTTTCAATTACTTCTCTAACAATGTGAGTGTGTACTCCCATCATAGAGCCAATTTGATTAACATTAAAACCAGCATTTACCAAATCGATAATCTTTTTATCTTGTTCGGATAATTTAGGTTCTACTTTAGTTTTTTTCTTAGGAGCAACTGGTTGCTCTACTACTGGTTCAATTTCGTTATTTAATTCATCCATAGTTATATAATTTTAGATGTGTTTTTTTGCATTCTCTTTGCTTTATCCATTTCTCTATTATAGTCGTTATCTATAGCTAAGTAATTTAATACAAACACAAAATTTAAATCGAAGACACTCGTATCTCCTGTGATGTTAAGGATGGAAGTTTTTGATAATGAATAAACTGTCCCAAACCATCCCCAATGCTCTGCATAAGTGCGTTCATCTGGCTGTTCATCGTCTTCTTCTCCGGTTGTGATGAAGATTTGCTCATACTGTTTAAGGATTGACTTCCTACTACTAAAAAAAAACTCAACGCACCTAATGCAAATGAAGCTGGGAACGATTTCATTTTATCAGCATCAACAATTCTTTGTTCTGAATCGTATTTCTCTATATCGTAGTATTTAAACAAGTTCTCAACTTCACCTTTAGCAATCTTTAAACCTTGTCTAACACCGTATTTCATTCCCTGTAATCTTTGTTTGGTAACAGGTCTGTACAATATAGCCATAATTTCATCTAAGTTTTGAACCGGGTTTTTACATAAACGTTCTAAGTCAATGTATTCGCCTAATTTCATTTTAGATAACGTTCTATAACCGTATAATACGCCGTCAAACTCTACAATCGGGTAAAACGTTGCATCATCAATTTCCATCAACGATAGAACGTTAGAAATAATTTTAGACACATCTTCAGGTGCCCACTGATCAACCACTTTGCGATCAATACCTGTAATGATAGAAGTTATCTCAACTGTCCTTTCATTATCGGTTAAATGATCAACCATAGAAATTTTCTGGTAGTCCCCTACTGTCAAATACTCTGGAATGTTAACTTCAAATTTCATATATGTTTGTTTGGTAATAAATATTTATCTCTTCTTCAAAATCCAAGTAAAAAAGATAGGTGACCGAAACCCCATCCGATCACCTATCAAGCCAACAGTTTTACAAAAGCTCTCTACTACAAGAACATGTTAAATATAATAAATGAATTTTGCCCATCCAAGCTAAATTTAGGAAGGCCCTCCGAACGGGGGCCTTCTCATGGTGGGGAAAACATGCAATGTCACAAGATGAAGTATAAATGAAAAAAAACCCACCAATTACATAGATACCAACGCGGCTGAAACGTTTTCTATACAGATAAATATTAGTTATTTATTAAAATTACCTATGTAAAAATACTTCCTTGTTTAGCAAAGTCCTCTCTTGCCATATTAGCTAACCAAATACTGTCTACAATATCATCGTGATACCCATTGGGATGTGAAAATGATAATTTACCATTTGTATTTACCTTATAAGTGTATGCTGATAATTCATCGTAGCATTCAGGCATTAATTGTTTTGAAGGTAATTCTAATACACCTTCTTCAATATCGTGTATCATTTTTCTTACTGCCTGTGTTTTACTGTCTTGTGAGGTATAAAATGGTTTAGTATGGCGGTATTCTTTTTTTATTAATTCAAAGATGGCTTGTCCTGGACCATTAGTCTCAACATAACCTCCTCTGATGTTAAATCGTTGCAATCCATTGAGGATAGTTCTTGCAGAGTCTTCATATGTTTTCCCATTAAATCTAAGAATCTTTTTGCAACGTCCCGATTCGGAGAGTATTGTGCAAACTGTATAATCATTAGACATTCCAAAGTCAATTCCGAAATAATCTCTTGTTGTTTTTGATTCATCCCAATTGTTTAAATTACATACTAAATCTAATCCCCTAAATACATCATTAGTTGCCTCACTAAATTGAGCCATGTATTCTTGTGCAAATATATCTGGTGGTAATGATTTAGCCTGTTCTGTTATAAAATCCTTATCTATGTAAGGGTTATCTGTTGATATTCCTGTAAATGAAGTATACACATCATTGTCAGTCATACCTTGTAAAAATCTACTATAAAACCAATTCTTACTTTTTGGAGTGCTGATAACGAGACATTTCTTACCTATCGCTGATAGTGTAGGAAATATTGCCTCGTTAACTGCCTCCTCTCTAATAAATGCTGCCTCATCTATAACCATGTAATTAAAACTAAAACCTCTAATTGAATCATAACGTTCTGCAGATAGGAATTGTAGTGTAGAACCATTCATAAATTCCATTACTAGATCTGCTTTATTTGAGTGTACAACTATTTGATTAGCAGCATTAAATAATTCTTGAAATACCTTTTTACTTTGATTGTAAATAGGAGATACCCAAGCACCTTTTTGTTTTGGAGTGCTTAATAACCAATACAATAATAGGTTTTGACCTAATAATGATTTACCGTACTGTCTACCAGTTGCTACAACACCAAATTTGTGTTTGCTATCAGCAAATCCATCAATAACCCTTTTTTGTCCTGGATGTGGTTTAAATAGTTTAATTTCCATCTAAATACGTCTCGTCATCTGACCAGGTTATTTTAATTTCTCCTTTATGAGTTACTTCCTGTCTTTCAATCTCACCACCCTTGATTTTATTTTGGTATTTAATTACTTCTAACCAGATACGTCTATCACCTTCTGCTATTGCTTCTTCCTCTAAACGTTCTAGTTTCATAAGAGTTTCATTTACAGATTGTTTAACATTGTCGTTAAAATCCTCAGTAATGATTTCCCATGCTTCAGTCCAAACACGGTTAGCTCTTTGTCGGTTGGTTCCCTGCTTCTCCATATACCATTGAGTAAATTGAGACCATCCTGCTCTATTATTCATAATGTAATCCACACATTCCTGTAGATTATTAGTATGTTCTACTTTATTTGATTTATGATTTGCCATTGTGTATACTATTTAATTCTGGTTGATATAATGATATATAGTATTTTTCGCGTTCCAAGTAGTTATTTGTTTCCTCCAATATACCCCAAACACATTTATTCATGTCAATGTCTATATGAGAATTTTTTACTACCCAACTTGATCTACGTCGGAATACGTTTTTACTACTACCTATGTATCTCTCCCCTGTTTCCATATTCACTATCATGTAGACACCCGGGATTGGATTTGCTTTATAACCACCTGGGGCTTGATAATTATTTGCTTTCCTCCATTCACGATTAAGTTTTTGTTTGTGTTCTTTGTTTTCATGATAATCTTTGTTTGCCCTATTACGATCACAATACCTACAGTAAGGACGTAATCTACCTGTTTTAGAACAATTAATGTTAAATTCTGTTAGTTCGTAGTTTTTGTTACATTGTTTGCATGTTTTCATTTTGTCAGCCTTTATGTTATTTTTTCTTGGGGGTTCTATTTTGTTTTATGCCTGTGTTACCGTGTGCTTTTAATTCGTATTTTTTATCCATCTTCTCATACAATTTAGCACCTGTATTTCCATTTTCAATTTGTGTCCATACCCAATCTGGATCAGGGTAATGATTCCAATTGGTTTTATTCCATGTTTTAGTTGTGTTTCTTTTTGCCATATCTGACCATTTTTTTCTATTTTCTTTTGAATTTTGTATTTCACAACTTTTACAGTAAGAACCATGCCTGCCATCTTTGTAGACATAAGCATTTTCTGATGTTTTTAATACGTTGCATCTTACGCAATTAGGATTCTTTCTTTTTCCGCCCACGTTTCGAAACTGTTACTGGAGGATATGCTATTGCATGAATTTCCTCTTTATATTGACTATACATTGAACTGGTCATTTTAGCATAAGCTAAATAATGACAACCACAAGATGGTGCCTCTGCTGGTTTACCCATAATTAGGGTTCTTGCTGGTAGAAAATAGATACTCATTGAGTTACCATTTACAATTCCACCCATACGAGGAGCAAATTTCTCAATCAGCCAAATAGCTTCCTCTTTAGTTAAGTTCGGATTTAACATATGAATAAAGTGTTATAATTAAATTAAATACTAATGCCATAAAACTTGCTATAAGCGCATAAGTAAAGTTTTTCGTATAAATCAGTGACGACCAAAAGGCCAAGCACATAGGACAGTTAAAGACGGCTAATAACGGTTGTGCCCACAATAGGTTATGTTTAACCATTGTATTAATCATCTTATCTACTAATTTATTTCTATATTTGTTTAAGGGTTCAAACCAGCCTAAGAGCCAATTTGAAAATAATGCTATCCCTACTAAATCAATTAACGTCGACATCTTGTATTCCGTAATTTTGGTTTTCTGCTTTAATTTCTACTTCACCTGTTAATACTTGAGGTTCACTAATGAATTCTTTCCATATTAGGTATTTCTGAAGGATATCCATGTTCTCATTGATAAACCTTGTCTGTAATTCGTATTCTTGTAAATCCATTATTTTTGTAATTCCTCTAAATATTCAAATACTTGTTTTCTAACTTTAGTTTTTCTATCTCTTTCACGTTGAGCAAATAATTTTTCCATTTCATCAAACTTATCTAAATACACCTTATCCTTTCTAGTGTGTAATTCAACGCGCCGTTCTAATAAATCCACACGCTGCGCCAAACTAAGTTTGTTACGTTTAAATAAACGCTTAAAAACGCGTTTTAACGTGCCCATATACATAGTGGCAACG